TGTCAGACGATCTACCAATTCTTTCGGGTTATCACTGGCTGTTATTTCAAGAAAAGACTGCATCTCTTCTATTTCCTGTATGATAGGAAGTAGAGGACAATCATCTATCTTACACGAGCCCGTTCCGTCATTTTTAGGGCAGTATTTACAATTTATTTCCATTGTATAATTTTTAATTAAGTTATTATTTTAAATCACAGTATACGTTTAGAACCAGTTATCTAATGCTCAATTCATACAGAAGTCAAGAAAAAACATATTGCCTTTCTCTGCCTCGTATTCATCTATATGAGAACCACAAGATTTCAGTTCTGATACCTCATGCTTTAAATTTTCGTTTTCAGCTTGCAAGCGATAACATTCTGCTTTACATTGGGCATATTCCGTAAATGCCTTCAGCATTGCCATGTACTGATTATAATCTATCTCTATCTTCATAACGATGTGTTTTTACTGTGATAATTACTCTAAACCTACCGCCCGAATTGACGGTAGGGCGTCATAAATGAGAACGTTGGTTAACCCCCATACGGCACTTACGCTTTTTATATGTGGCAAAATATTTCTTACAAAACCTGCCCTAGTAATTACTTAGGGCAGGACACTTCCACGTGTTTCCATTGCTCTATATTTTTATATTAAAGTTTTGTGTTTTTATAAATTAATCGAACGGTTTATCGCTGTTCTTATATCGTTACGATAATCACGTTTCCAATCATTGCGTCCCATTCGTGAACCGTAATAGGAACGGTAGTTTCTATAGTCACGGTTGCCGTATTTTGATTTGTATTCGGCTGCACGCTTGGCGTTTTCTTCATTAATCTTTGCTGCTTCCTTTGCTTCCGCCCATGCTTTTTTAAGGCAGTAACTAAATGTAGCATTGAAGGTATGATTGAAAATGTAATGCGCTCTCTTCATTATGTCTGATAAATTGTAACGTTTCATATATTTAGGAGTTAATTGTTATTAGTTCTTTTATTTGATGTAAAGATACAGTATTTACTGTATATTGCCAAACAAAACAACTATAATATACTATTTCTTTTGCATAAATTAATATAGTATATACTGTATTCTTCATAAATAATCTGTATTTTTGAAATCAAAAAGATAATTATGAGAATAAAGGAACTTTTAAAAGCGAAACATTACACACAACAAGAATTGGCAGATAAAATGAATGTAAGCCTATCTGCTGTTAGACAAATGGTTGCGGCTGAATCATTGACAACTGCTACACTTGAAAAAATCGCCACTGCCCTCAACGTCCCCATGTGGCAGCTATTCGCGTCCCCGGAAGAAGTGCAGCTACCCTCAAACGTTCATTCTATCAAATGCCCACATTGCGGAAACGAGTTCCCAGTTAGCGTGAATGTTGAACTTAAAACCAAATAGTATGAAAGAGATCCTAATCATATTAATGTTTATTGTACCAGTCTTTGCAAGTGCGCAAGAATATAGCAATTTGACATCTAAAGACTCACTTAATATAAACATGGATTCTTCACAGGTTGTTGTTGATTCTATTGTGGAAGCCAATTTAAAAAAAGAGCAAATAACAGCTATTGGCGGAATACCTTTTGGAATTTCCAGAGAAAAAGCCCTACCTGTATTAAGAAACAAATATGGGGAAGAAGACTATCTTTCTGACAATAAGCACATAGTCTTTAAAAACATAAAATATGCAGGTGTAGATTTTAACTCTGTATATTTCCTTTTTCAATCAGACGGTATTAATAGCTATTTTAATGCTTGCATATTTATCCTAAATGCAAAAACGAAAAAAGGAGCCATTGACAAACAAGACGAAATGAGAGCTCTTTTATCTAAAAAATACAATTTATCTTCTTTTACAGATAATAACGGATTCAACTTATATGTTGGAGGTGTATCCCCATTATGGAACGGTAGTTGGAAATCATTTTTAGAAGGGAATTATACTGGTGCTGTTCATATAGACATTATAAATTATGACGAAGAATTAGCCCAAAATGCTGGATTTGAATATTCCGTCCGCATAATTTATGGTCCTTTCAATTACGTAAAAGAAGAATTTTGAGTCTAAATGCATTAGAAATGACCGTATGGATACTTTCTATTATCGTGTCTGTTATAGCCTTATTTATAAGCTGTACCGTAATGTATAGATGAATATAAGGGATGCGAATGCACCCCTTTATTATATCAACTAAGAATTAATAAGATTAATGATACCTTGCCTGCCAATTCCGGTAATCTTTCTATGGTAGATAATATGGCCATTGTCAGCAACCTCTTGCTTTATATCAAACCAGCCAAGGGTTGCGTATTTGGTATATGGAACCCATGTCTGATTAACCTTGTACTGCACACCAAGTTCTTTTAAACGGTTATTGAGTTCAATTGCCGATTTAAGCCCCAATTCTTTAGCAACTTCCGTACATGTATAGGTCTTATTTACATGGGTAAGAACAGCAACCTGTTTCTCGGCTTCAATACGTGCAGACCGTTCTTCTTTTAGCTTAGTGAGAAGTTCAATACCAAAATCTGGATTATTCAATATCTGGTCAATAACATTGTCGGTAGCATATATGCCATGCTTGCGGATTGAAGGAAGGATTTCACTAGTTACCCATTTACGGAAAGTTTTAGCCTGCGGCTTACGACTATCAAGTATTACATCATATAAACCGTCTTCATTAATAAAAATCATTTCTTGTTGTCTACCAAGAGAGTCCGGGATGACCTCATTAGTAATGACCTCACCACAAAGTCTTGTTTTTACTTGACTAGGATTTCCTAACTCCAAAACTTTGCAAACATCTGCAAGACAAAACAAAGGTTTATCACTTGTTCCGGCTACACGAACTTCACCGAACGATTCATTCTTGAAAATCTGAATATTGTCCATAATAAAGTCTTTTCGTTTGAGGACGTACCGCACTTCTTCATGCGGAGATAAAAGGCGAAAGCCATGCAGGGGGTTGTGACCTACACAGCTTTCTATATCTTAATCCTCTGATTAATTCTAAATTTAATAAGTACAACCCAATGCACTGCAAATATACGGATAATTTTCAAAAGTGACACTTTAAGAGCCATTTTTTAAGAAAAAAAAGAGAGGTGCAAATACACCCCTCTTATGAAGATACAGCATGGCTTCACAGCTTTCCGTATCTTGATGATACATAAAAAACGTAAGTGCCAAAAACATTTACATCATTATTCTACAAGCTGAAAACAAAATGTCAAAGAGCGTTCGCGTAAAATCAAACCTACATTTATATGTCTTTTAAATAGTTATCCACGATATCAATAAAATCATCCAGCGACTTGACAACAACGTACTTGTTACCATTCGCCTCACATTCCTTTTGCCATTCTTTTTGGACCGGTCTTTGGTATTCTCCCGGCTTTTTCATTTCCACACACAAAGCTCCATAGAAACGATTGCTCTTAAGAAGTATCAGGTCTGCGACTCCGGGAAGCATACCTTCATCTTTCATATAAGCTCCGTTCCTTGCAGAACGTCTTGCCGCATTAGGAACAGCAAACAGCATATTTCTGAGATGGGGATATTTTAAACGGAAATATCTAACACAAGAACATTGTATTTTATGCTCTTCATTTTTGGGCTTACTACGGCTGCTTGCCACACAAGCCTTGGATTTCATCTCTTCGTATGTCATAACACTTCAACAAGTTTAAAACCAAGTAACATCAACAATTCGTTGAATTTCTCTTTATACCAAAGTGGCTGTGTTTCTTTGGGATTATTAGGGTTGACTTGGTTCTCACCGTATGGAAGCCCGGATTCAGTTATAGATTTGAAATGCTTATCTCTACCTTTTGATGATTTCCTTTTAATATCACACAAGATACCTT